ATAGGAGACATTGCCATACCAGTAACATCATTATCAGCACCATGTACCAGAGCAATAGCATCCTCGACTGCTTTATTAGGATCGGGTAATTCCGCGCCTGCCTGGACTTCCTGCTGAACTAGTCCGTCAAAGTGATTTTGTCCGATGACCGTTGATGGCTGTCCTGTTCTGGGGTTTACACCGTGAAAAGCCATCAGATCAAGGCCTCGGGCAACCTTTTTGGCGAACCCATCATTAAACGCCTTTAATATAGCAATTTTCTCATCTTCTGCTGCGTACATAAACTCGTCAGACACACGGGCGCCATATTCAACCTTAATCGGCTGAATGATAATCGGAGTTAAATCTACACCGCCGTGCGACTTAGCTCCACTTTCAGCTACCACATCTACCTCGCTATCCATTGTGAATATAAATTCCTTCTGTCCGTTGAAAGGAATAGGCTCCTGTTTTGACAGCTTAGCAAGAGAAGATTTACCCTTCACCCTATCAATCAGGTCAGCTACCAATACAGGGTCAAACAAAGCGCCTCTATTTAAAGACATATTACCATCTCCTTTATAAATTTTCTAATATTTTTGCATATGCTTGTTCCTTGGGGTCGGTTAATTTGGCTTCTGTCGTTTTAAGTGGTAATTTTGACTTTTGGTTTATAAAGCTGGCCAGGCTTTCAGCATCCTTTTTTATTTCTTCTTCACTTTTTCCGCTTAACCGATCTGCCAATGCAAGCGGGATCCCAGTCTCTACAGCTATACGATACTTAACATTTTTAAGTTCGTATTCTTTGATAAGGTTATCTTTCTCGGTGAGCTGATCTTTATATCCTTTAAGTTCTTCAACAGTTCCCTCCAGCTCACCAATTCTTTGTTTGAGCTGCTCGTTTTCCTCTTTAATCTCGTCATAATCCTGTGGTTTAGCTGATTGTATAGCTTTACCATGTTCCTTCATGATCTGGTCTATGATTTCTTTATCAAGACCCAATTTCTCCAAAAACTCTCTATTCAAAACATATCTCTCCTTTTCGTTTTATTTTACGTGGCAACGCCCACGATAGGCCGGATGAGTTTAACGACTTCCCAGGTCGATTTATGGCATAAAAATAACAACCATTAAGGTTGTTGTTATGCTATTTCACCCATAGCTGGGAGATACAGGATCACCTCCTAGTAACTAATCTTTTGTTTCTTTGGCGGCTTGCTATTATGGCAAGCCCAGTGTGCTAAAATAACACTGTCCATAAGTGCTATATCGTATTCTTCAATTTGCGATTGATACCCAAAGCCTCCACTTGTGCCTATACTTCGTTTTTCGCAGTTGGTTATTACTTGCGTCAATGATGGCTGATCATTATGGCATATGCTCTGCTGGAATAATGCTTGTTCAAAAGTTGCGTTTGCTACGATGATTTCCTTTACCGTTGGAAGTATGGGCTTTTTAAGCCCTGTATCTTTCATTTCCTGGGCCAAAAGATTTTGTCCACTTGCACCATCAATTACTACTTCCTGAACATCAGCCTCCTTCAAAAATGCAATTATCCATGCATTACCATTCCTCACTGACTGACAATCTATAACTTCAACAAAAATTTTTCCTGATAGTGTCTTGACAGCTATGCCCATAGCGACATTAACGCCATCGTGGCCATATTTTATTCCTACATACAAAGGACCTCTAAATACAGGTTTTGCTTTTACTTTTAATGCTAGCCATTCGTTTTCAGATATAGCTGATTTTTGATTGTAACGGATCCACAGCCCTAGTCGCTGAACGTTGAAGTCGATTTCATCATCGCCAACTTCGGCGCGGATTGTTCTTTCTGTTAGCCTTATGCCTAGACTTGGATTTGTTTCATACCACAGGCTAATATCTCTTACGTCTGATTCTTCTTCTACGCTCCATTCTGCCCAGCCTGCATCTTCCAGAGTTCCTTCCAAAACGTTGTTGCGATACTTTGTGAAAACCGTACCGCTCGAATATGGTGTCGGCGGTGTTCCGACCATGATAATCTGTGGATTTTCGCTTGCGGCAATTGTGTATTTTAGGGCTGCCTCCTGGTCGTCTGTGTATTCCTGCGCCTCGTCAATGATAAGAGTGTCAAAACTTTCTCCCAGTCCTCCTGTTGTGGTTCGAGTTCTGAACTCGATCCTGCCACCGTATTTTAAGACTATCTGCTCTCTGCCGATAGCTTTTATTTTTGTATAATCCTCGCCTTCTTCCAGTCCAGCCTCTTCCATGATTTCAAGCAGTCTGTTAAAGGCGGCGGCACTTGTGGTTGTCCGGTGGGCTGTATGAAGGATTCTTTCGCCCCTTTTTAAGCCCCGGAGTTCCCGCATGGCTATAACTTCGTTTTTGCCGTTTTGCCTGGGTACAGAAAACCCAAACCGCGTGTGGACCCATAATCCGTCATTATTTATCGCTAAAATTGCGTCCAGTAAATACTTCTGCCATTTGTACGCCGTCCTGCCCGATTCCCCGTAAAACTCAAGAGCTTCATGTGCTAAAGTCTTCTTAAAAGGTAGTATAACTTCCCGGGTAGGTTTTTGTCTCCCAATACGTTTATCCGGTTTTTTCATCGGTATTACTACCGCCATTGTTTAGTCCACACGTCCTGCCTTCTGCTATCCCCCGGGTCATATTCTACCGTGCATCTGCAGAAACGATGTCTGCGATATACATCTTTCGGAACATCAGGATAATCGTATACGCCTGCTATTGCGCTGCACCAGTCGCAACATCTCGGTTCTGCTTTGCGAATTATTTTGGGCTGTAGCCCAAGCTCGTGATGAAAATCAGCGTTGGCCTTTACTAAATCGTCAACTGCGGCTTGTGTAAAATTTTTTACAGGCTCGTCCAAAATCCATTTTATGTCGTCAAAGACTTCTTCCGCGTCCAACCTATCTATTATTCCGTCAATCCTGCTTTGATTCACCGGCGGTACCTGTACTTTTATCCCTATTCCTGCTGCTCGATTCAATAGTTCCTGCACCACCACCCCGTTATCAATAACTATGTTATAGTTATTTTTCATCATAGGCTCTACTGTTCTTTTTGCAATGTTATAATACATTCGCCCATCCGGAAGAATGCTGCTTGACAAATTCTCCTGAAAAACCTCCGCCAATATGTTTCCAGCCTCGATGGATAATTCATTCACTTCTGCGTATGCCGCCCTGCCTTCCTGGATGATCTGATATAGTTCTTGAATTTTTTTGTTTTGATTAAACTTTTCAGCAAACGCTTTTTGCAGTTTCTCCAGCAAAGCAGGAGCAATATCGTTAGCCATTATTACCACCTTCTATTCCGGTTAAGTCCTCCAGATTTTCAACGTCAAAGAACCCCGGCACAGCCTGATTGAGTTTTATAGCCCCGTCTCCGATTACCGCTATAGCGGCTGCATCCGGCTTAAAGACGGGTTGCCATCTTGCTTTAGTCCGGTATAGCTGGTTACGCCTGTAGGGGAAGTTATCTCTCAAACAAGCGGCTAAATACCCGGCGTTTAGAAAACCCAGAGCAAAATCTCTTTGGGCTTTTTCCGCTGCAAGCCTCAATGTTTCATGGCTGGCTTTAATAGCTTCTGCACTGGCCGGGTTATCGGTTGAGAATCCAAGATCATCTAATGTCAAGCCTGTTTCTCCCGCAAATCCGCTGGCAGCATTTTTTAATTGCTCAGTGAACGGAGCCATTGACTGTTGTTGGAACTGCCCTAATGTAGGCTTGTCCCCATCTTCATCTTTTGTAAACTGTAACATTGCTGATATAGTCGCTTTCCAGGCGTCCATAGGCTCTGCGTCTTGTGATAGACCGACAACGTACTTTTGAGGGAAGGAATAAAACTCTGCCGCTACGTCTGCCCTTTCCAATGTTCTTATTGCGTATCGTTGCCAGTACATTGCTCCTTTGGTGATTCTGGAACGACCAAACGGCCTGCTTGCATCTGGACGATGTATAATCGGTACTAACAGCGGATACGGTGCGTTGTTTGGTACAGATGATGCCAATTGACCGTCAATATAATAATCGGTTCTGCCCGTGATAAAATACAATTCCTCAATCGGGTTACCTCGTTCGTCCCGGGATAATACAGCATATCCTTCAGTCAACATCCTGGTTA